CTGTGTCAACTACTTCTGTTTTCTTTAAGACCTCAAGTTGATCTATAATACCAGCTTGAAACATCTGCATATATGTCTCAAGCTGTGCAAATCTGTTTGAAGGAAGTGTAGATCCTGCTACGGGAATAATATCATATCTTCCCACCGTAACATCATGGACTCTACCCATCTCTTCCATAGTGAATTGATCGTACAATGGCTGGTTTACAGTAGCTTCAGTTGTTCTACCATCAGGCTGAACAAGCCTAATCACTTTTTCCTCTGTATATATCTGCTGCATCAGTGGAACTGCAACAGTAAAAATCTGTTTTAAGAAAGCTTCCATATCGGACTGCCTACTTTTAGATCTTCTTTGTCCATACTCGTCAATAGCAATAGTACCTCTAAATGTTGAAGGCTGATTCTGAGCAGAGCCCATCATTATGTCATGTACACCAAAACCATATTCCAGGTCATATTTTGCATCAGCCTCGTTTTTGTAAAGTTCGTTTGGTAGTGGAACAGGCCCAGCCACAATAGGCTGTCCTATTTCACCATCAAACTCAATTACTGCTGTACCAGCACGACCCCATTCTTCTTCAACTGCCTTCTTGTCTACACTCCCCCTAGGAATAAGAAGCTTGACATTCGTTGATGTGGATGCGTGTGCTACGATAAGGGACCTTATTTTATTAATGTATCTCTGTAAGGGCTTGTATATCCTTACATCAGATAATGGAAATGGATTTCTTAAATGGACATTGCATAAAGGAACAATAGGATATTCCTCAATTGGCATAATTCTTGTGTATAGGAGTTTATCTCCAACAGAGACCACAACCTTTATTCTTGGGGTTTCTAAAGTATTTACAATTATTTTATCTTCATTGACTAATTGTCCAATAGTTACAATAGCCATTTTAACCTCTGAACCTGGGATTGCGTTTGGATCGCCCTCTTCTGGGCCAGGTGCACGTATTGTTTCTGCCTGTTGCATCTGTCCACCAGCTCCGACAGTATCAGTATGTCTCATATGGTTAATCTCGCCATATGTACCGATAATAGAAGATATTTGAGTTACTTGGTCAGCACTTGTTACATATGTCACTTCATCGCCTTTTACGATTAAAGCAGCTTCTTTTTGTAAATATGCGGAGTAATCGTCATCATCCATCATATTCTCATAACCAGTATCTTCTTCAAATACATGGTACATGGGAATCCTTACTCTTGTATATCTCTCGATATACTCTCTTTTGACTACAGCAGTATCATCGTAATCATCCCCAAGGAATAATTGCCCTTCTGTAGCTTTTAGGTCAGTACCAGGATATCTGTCTGCCTGAGTAGAGGATGCCTTCTTAATAATGTTCATATACTGAGGATACATCTTCTCTGCTTGCTCGTCTGTTACCAGACGAGAGATAAGAATGTGAGCAGCGTCATTGAAATAACGGTCTCTGGAGTTCGGATCTACATAAACATCAAGTGGATAAACACTCTGCATGAGAACCTCCCCTTTTCCCATATCCGCGTTTGGATCTTGATAGACCATTAAATATCCCATTCCCCCAACATAGTAATCATCTATACACTCTTTGAGGACTTCATTGCCATTAGAGATCTCCCATACCCACTGACATAGGTCAGCAAATATTTTCGCAGTCCGAGTGTCAGAATCCTCTCGCCCCGAGGATCTGAACTGTGGGTTGTTATAAGTAAGAAGAGCCTTTGCAGTCTCTACGATCGGGTGTATCCGATTTACGACAAGAGCAGCCTGACCCCGTCTGCGAAGTTCTTGCTCCTCTACTTCAGTCCACTGTGCACCAGCACGAAATTTTTGATCCTCTAGAAAGTGTTGTCCCCAGACCTCTCGGGCTCTTTGGTACTTCTCAAGTAATTCTATAGATTTCTGTACTTCTTTATGAATTTTACCCTGAGAAGAGGAACCAGGCTCTGCACCCAGTGCCTCCTTAGGGTCCGTCTTCATTCTGTCTGCTGTAGTTTCTTTCTTTATTGCCATAAAAAAAGCCCACTTCCCCGAGAAGGGAAAGCGGGCCTTGCGTTTTGCAGTGGTCCCTAGTAAAGGAAAATTAGTTCAAATAGGTGATTTCCATCTTTTTTATCTTCTTCGACAAATTGCCGTTATGAAAGTTAAGTCTAACTTCACCTGAAAAGCCAGAACTTATGCATTGCTTTAAGAATGCCATTAGAGCTAATAAAGTTCCCTTAGAGGATAGCCCAGTTTTTATCTGACTCGCTCCGCACGTCTGAGTCGCTGGATGCTGAATTGATTTGAGAGGATATTGGCTTATAGGCCCCTTTCATTGCGTAGTATAGTCCATCCAGCAAATCATCATGTTTACCTCTAGGATACATTAAAAGTTCCCCTTTTAGATTTTCCATGTCCTTTTTAATGAAAACTCTCCCCTGATAAAAGTGAGGTTGCATTGATTCGAGCCTTGCAGACTTTCTAGTCCTGGGGTTATTCTTTATTTCCATACCAGATATCCAAATGTTAAGATCATCGCATCTTCGCCTAACATAGTCTCTAAGCATTTCCTGATATCCTACTGTTTCAATCCTTGTCCTTGCTGGCTTGTACTTGTGCCAATTTTGAATAATCGCCTCTCCGACATCTACTGGTTTTGCATGTTTGCGATAATAGGGTAAAATATATCTTTTATCATCTTCATCTATTGCAATCGTGACAATAGCAGAAAAGTCAGCTGTCTGTTTTGTGCTGGAAGCTGGGTCAACTCCACAGAACGTATGAACAAACAGTTCTTTTTCTTCTGGATACGTCATCTTCAAGATTCCAGTCCCTTCTGAAAGCGATTCGTAATCTCCGTCCCAATAGTTTATGTACTCTTCTTTGAAGAGCTGATCTTCGTCTCCTACGATCTCGCACTGATATTCTCGATAAAATACAGAACTCCTATTTATGGCTCCCAAAGCCTCTTTTTTCTCCATAAGCTGTTCATAATTCATTTGCTCAGGCCAAAGCACTTTTCCCTTGTCTTCGTCAATAACTGCCTTATACGAAAGAGATGACCAGTCGTTCATGTCTTTCAAGGTCTCAACTATGCATCTTTCGTGCTGCGGAGTACCAATAACGAGTAATCTTCCCTTTTGTGCATCCAATGATGGCTCTACAGATTGAAGTAACCATCTCAGGTTCCATTCCATCGATTCAGCTGTTTTCGTGTTGTTTTCATCTTCTGGGTCATCTAGGACAATAAGCGTGGGCCTTTGATTCCCAAACTTCAATCCACGTATCTGCTGTCCAGTTCCTTTACAGACTATGACGGAACCATCTTTTAGATGAACAACATCCTTTGACCATATCTTGGAAGAATGCCTTCCCCAATATCCAAAGATACTTCGTAGTTCCAATGAGTAGTCGAGTGTGTCTTTTATGGTTTGGAGAAGGTTAATAGCGTGGCCTTGCGTCTTTGAGGACAGGACAATGACCTTCTGCCCTTCATCAAAGAGGAGATGATGAAGAGGAAAGACGCAGGCCCCAATTGATGATTTTGCATGATTACGAGGTGCAATAATGCTCATAAGTCTTTTGTCGTTTTGCATAAATAGTTCACATATCTCCTTATGAAAGCTAGGAGAAGCCTGTGAGAACATAGCAGGCATAGCTACTTTCCCAAAAAGTAACATATCAGCCTTTAGCCTGGTAAGTATATTGTTCTTACTCACTCAATACCTCGACTTGAGCATCCTCAATCTGTATTGACCTCTCAATTTCAGAAAGAGAGACGATTTCAGCCTCCATAGTACCTCTTGGTTGGTCTTTAGCCTTCATTCCATAGATATCCATGAAATTCTCAGCTGCACGGAGCATATTTGAAGGTTGGTCAAGCTCTTCTGCCTTGGTAAATGAGTTTTTCAACATTTCAACGACCTTTTCCTTCGTTATCCCGCCATCAGTTAGTATCTTTTGTAGTTCTTCTTCCACCATTTCCCTCACATAAGGTTTTTTTAAGAGTAATCGTGCCTTAACAGCTGGCATTCTCTCATCTGCAGAGAAAATCCTGCCCAACTGCTCATAATCAATAGACCCTGCAGCAAATTGAATGGCATAAGCCTTTGCAAAGTTCCTGTATTGAGTACGGGTCTTGTTCTGATCCATCCAGGATTTGTGTCCAATATTCGAGAAATTGCCAGTTTCACGCCTGGGAAGGTATTCAAACTTGCTTTTGGTACTGGAAAAAGCCTGTCCGAAGGGAAATACGAGATTTACACCTTTTTTGTACTCTCGTCTCTTCAAACAGACTGATACGTACCCATCATCAGAAATACCATAATCGCCTGGATTACACTCTCTCCAGTGCTTATACTTGATTTTGTTCTTATCAGCCTCTTTTTGGGTGAAAATAACATACTCCCTCTCATAGTATTCTCTCTTAACCCCTTTTTTCAAAGGGTTGACAAGATGTTTTCTGGTTATTCTGTCCATTCTTCATAATCCTTAGGAATCTCTATATCTCCCAAAACCCTGTCTATGTCCTCTTTCATCATAGAAAACGAATAATTCGCTGGATCTTGCTCTTCCGCGATAAGGTGACTACTAGTAAGATAGCTAGTATCCCTCTTTCTTTCTTCCCTGGTCCCAGGGTCTCTACTGGAACTATCTCTACCCCAAGTAGAGATAGTTCCCCCTAGTCCCTTAAAGATCTTACCCAGGGTACTAGTCAAGAAAACTCCCTAAATACTGCTTTGCACTCAGTACACTCCAATACAGACTCGTGTTGATTCTCACCATTAGAAAGCTCTGGGTCTACCCAAATAGACCTGGTTAAAGGTTTCTTAAAACAATGAGGACACATGGGAGTAGGGATGCTAAGATCTTTTAGAGACTCTTCAATTCGGGGATATTCTTCCATATCCTATTCTACGGAACTTAGAGCAGTTTTGTTG